ACAGGTATCTGTGTCCAAGTATTTATCTATGTATTGATTAGATACTTTAAGAGGAGAAATACCATTAAGAATATAAACACCTTTACCAGCTGTGTTTGATTGACCCACCCACGCTACGGTCTGTTCAAACTTAGCAATTGAATTACCATTAGCACAACCTATTTCTAAGTTAGCTGAGGCATTCGGTAGTAAAGGGGAACCTGTAGATGCTCCAGAGTCATAGAAGAACTGAGTAGACCACTGGTTAAAAGCAACAATATAGTTAAGATGGCTAGTAATACCTGTAGCTAAATCTGGTTGGCTATTAGATGAAATGTAATTAAGAGCATTCCATGAGGTAGGGTCTCCAGAGTTCGAAGTATAGATACGACCTTCTGTAGTCATAACTGCTACATATGTATCAAGATAACCAACACCTGGTACTAGGGTTGTAGGAAAGTAATTAAGTACACTGGTAGCTGTAGCTGCAGTACCTGCCCATGTAAGAGTAGCAGTACCATTAGCAGCAGCTCCTGATGTATGAGTAGGAGCAGTAGTACTTGTAGTACCTGCAGTAGTTACTGTATAAAGATAACCACCACTTGTAATCTGAGCATTTATAAGGTAAGCAGTTGAAGCTATCCAAGCAGTACCAATTGTAATTGTAGGAGGTGTTACATACCCTGAACCAGCATTAACAATGGTAATACTAATTATAGAAGTAAGATCAGCATCATAGACAGCAGTACCTGTAGTAGTGTCTAAAGTAGGAGAAGCAGAGAAGACTACAGCTGGAGCTGATGTATAACCTGAACCTGGAATATTAATGTTAGCTTCAATTGTTTGAGTATTAGTAAGTTGATCTAGACCAGTAGCTGTACTGTACACATAACCATTAGTTTGATTGTGCAAGAACAAATAATTATTATTAAATGTTGAAGTCCAACTAATAGGTTTAACTGCTCCTGCAAGACTACCTAAAGAAGTAGATACTCCTGATGTGTTCTTGTACACAGCATTATTAATACAATTAAATAGACTGCTTTGATAAGCAAAGACACCTTGACCTATACCTGTAGGTAATGCTGGAGAGACAGTAACACCTAGAAGACCAGGTCGTTTAAGAACTTGGTCTGCCTCTTTATAGGCATTAACCATCTTAGCATCCTTAAGAGGATCTGCTTTACGACTCTGTATAGGAAATGTTAAAGGTAGTCTAACGGTAGGCATGCTGATTCATCCGAACATCTGGTTGGAAGAAAGTACTATTGTACTCAGTATCCCAAGCAGCTAATCTATCTTTATATGAATTCGATCTAGATATTATAGCAGAAATTCGTTCAGTTGTCAAGCCATATTCTGAAGATAATTCAGCAGCTAGACCCCAACGTAAGGACTGGTACCATTCTGAAGGAAAATCAAATGTTTGGTTAGCACCAGTAATATCTTCAATAGGACGTTGAACATTCAAATGAAGCTCATAAGTCGTAGCTGTAGAAGAGTTTGGGGTCAGAAATACTTTTACAATTCCGTTCACAACATATGGTTTGTAGTAGACAGAGTTCACAGCACCTTCACTGAACTTAGAACCTAGGATATTGTACTCTTGTTCAGAGATCAAAGTCATAGGCATATCAATGTAAGGATCTACAGAAGTATTACGTAAGAAAGCTTGAATCAAACGTAGAGGTTTATTAGTAACTAAGTCATTACCAACTGCTGGTCCAAGAGTGTACGAAGTCTTATTAGCAACTAGAGGAAGAGTAATCTCTGTAGTTGTCCAAAGTTTGATACCATCTGTCATCCAGTCCTTAATCAACATGTTAAGAACTAGACTAGCATTTTCAATAGCAGTAGGACTAGGAGTAGCACCTTCTTCAAGAACACCTAATAAGCGTAGTGAAGCAGAGATAATATCATTTCTAGTTACTGAGAAACTTGTGGTTCCTGATGTTGCCATTTTACAATCCTTTAAATAAGTTCTATTTCTTCAGTGAAAGGTACATCCGTTCACCTATTACGAACGACATGCAGGCCCCTGAGAGGTCCAATAAAATAAAAGTGATACTCTGCTCTACGCTAGGAGTAAAAACAGCTGCAATCGTTGCAATCCAAATAAGAGTAATTGCTGCATATCTAAAGATAGCACGAACATCTGTTACCCATTGATGAGGTTCACCTGCTGGTTTATCTATCTCAGCTAGAGCTTTTAATCTATCAGTCTCTGCTACCATCAACTTAATACGTTCATCTACATTCTGTGGAGTACCACCAGCTCCTTTTGAGAACTTAGCAAATAGACCACGAACACCATCAGTTAGTGCTGGAACAACAGCTGGTAGTAACAGAGATAATAGACCGCCCATATTATAATCCTTTTGTATACGTTGTAGTGTCACCATTACGATGAGCAGTTAGAACTTCTCTACGCATCTTAGGGTCAAATGAAATATGAACCCAGGCACCTTCATAAATTAATTGATCAAACTTAAGATCACTTCTAGCTAAAACATTAGCAATAGTATAAGGAGTATGCCCTGAAGCAGTAAAGTCCACAGCATATCCAAATAGATGTGCAGAAGTCTTAGAGCCACCCACAGCTTTATTAACTTCTGGAGAACGATAACCACTATTTACTTTAATAGCTACATTACCTAGTACTTCCCGAACTTGTTCCATATAGAATGCAGTTGTACGAAGTACTTCTAAGATTGCATTAGATGGTGAATTATCTAAAGGTTTATTAGTAACTGTTAATTCTTCAAGAGTAAAGTGAGGGGATAGTTTCACTTAGTGTCCTATCATTACACGAGATACATAGGATAATACTGCACCAATTAATGAGGCAATCATCATACCAGCCCAAAAGCCACCACGACTCTTATTAGCTAAGGCAAGGAGTTCTTCAAGTGTAACTTCCATCTTGTCTATCTTTTTCTCTAGGGCAGCCACAGTAGAGACTAGTTTGCCATATTCCACTGGATCTATATTTATCATTTTATTATATCTTTCTTTTAAATTATTATTAGTATTACTAATGAACCTATAATACCACCTAGCGTGGTCGCTACCCAATCCCAAACATCACTTGTATGACCTGTATTATGAGCATCATACACTTCTTTGGCAAATGCTAATATTGCCATAATAACCACCCCTGCATAAAAGCCTAAAAAGCATGAGATAACTACGCCACCAATTGCGCCTGTAGCAAAATGAGCTTGTAAGTCGGCACGTACTGGAATACGTGGGCTTGATAGTTTAGCAAATAATGCAAATAATTTTTCCATTATGCTAATCATTATAATATGGGATTTTAACAGTCGTACTACCTACAACCCACGGTAAATAGCCTAAAGGAGTAGCAGGTAAAGCACTAGCCCCTCCAGCAGCACCTACGGTTGTTGCAGTCCCACCTTGTATTGTAACGGTATTAGCTACGCCATATGCGCCACCAGTAGTTATAGTTCCATTTGCATTAACTTGCGATATAATAGAGCCTGTACTACTAACCCATTTAGATAAAGCGGCTGTTTGCGCTGTGTGAGCTATAATAGTTTGCGGTGTTTGGTCAACAGCAAAAGAATAATTAATTTCAGCATTTCCGTTTGCGTTTGTAATACCTGCTGTACCAGTACACCCATAAAAAGAATTTCTACCGTACCCTGCATTAACTATTAAAAATGTGTTTGTAATTTCAATGTTTTTGCAGCTAATAAAATTACAACTAGATGTGAATGCTCCACCCTGAATATCTATAGTATTCCCTTCAAACCTAAGCCCTGTTACAGTAAGAGAGTTAAAATTTATAATTGATACACCAGTACCACAAGATTCTACATTACCGCCTATAATAACACTATCATTTCCGCAAGATTTTGTAGCCACATTTTCAAAGAAAAAACCTATGCTTGTAGTATCTCCGCTAGTATTATCCCCTAATGATGAACACCCTATAAAAGTTTGGCACGTAGGGAAACTAGCTCCAGTAGATGTCATGTGAAACCCAATATGGGTATGATTACATAAACAATTTTCAAAAATATTAAAAAACCCTGATTCACCACCGTCAAACTTAAAACCTGTAATGCTCATGTTTGTATCAGAAGGTTGTATTTCAATATTAGAAAAATACCCTCCAACACAAGAATATATTAATACCCCTATAGTACCTGTGTAAGAACTTGGAGGTGAAATTTGTAAATCAGTTACTTGGCAACCATAACTTAAAACATTATTTGCAGGATTTCCTACAGTAAATGCTGCACTTCCTGATGCTAGATAGGGCTTAATAATAGTAGATACCCCATCTCCATATATTTTTTTACCTGCTGATACATATAATGTAGATGTAATCTTATAAGTACCTGCTGGGATATAAATACAAGACCCTGCTGTTAAAGCATTGTTAATAGCATCTGTATCATCTGTAGTACCATCCCCTACTGCGCCAAAATCTTTAACTGAAACAGTTTCATTAAGTTTTAGATTGATAGCCCTATTAACTGCGCCAGTGCCAGTTTGTTGAACTTTAGGTATTAGTGTTGTCATTATTTAGCCTCCAGTGCCTCTAATGATGCTTGATATGTGCTAACCACTTCTGGTGTATATTTCATTGCTTGATATCCTTTATGTTTTCCATTACTTTTTAAAGTTACATGAAGATTAGACTTTACTAATCCGTGCTTCTTGCAAAATTCAGACATATTTAATATTTCAATAATTTCTCCTTCTGGAGTCTTTATTAAATACTTTTTAGCTTTCCATTTATTTAACAACTCAGTCCGCCTATTGGAATTTTGTTCCGACTGTGTTGACCATTTAACATTTTCTGGACAATAATTCCCATTGTTATCAATTCTATCTAATGAATGTTTTGCTGGTTTTGCCCCAAGTACATTGTAAAATTCATCAAAATCACTAAATAAAAACTTAATACCTCTCCCTCCATATAAAGGGTATTGAGGTCTAGAAGGCTGTTCGCATCTACGTTTCGCATCAACAAAAGCCATATACTCAGGTGTTGATTTCTTATTGATAACTTTAATAGCCATTATTGTGTTTTTGCCTGTGCTTTGTAGGCATCCACTACGTCTTTTGTCCAAGCAACGTTACAGATTGCCACTACGTTCTCAGGCACACCTACTAAGTCTGATGCTGGGGCTAAACTTGAACGGTGATAGGTTTGTGCTATCTGCTCACCATCTTTAAGAATACGAGTAGCCTCACGGTATAAAACTGTGCCGTTCTCGGTAACTGTGATTTGGTCTATTACTTTAGTTTCTGTTAATGCCATTTTAATTCTCCTGTTAAGTGTCCGACTAACCTAATATGGGTTAGTTAATTAAGCTACGATATAAGTTAATGTAAAAAACATATTAGTTGCGGCTGAAAAAACCCCGTTTGAATAAGCATCATTTGTTACTACAACCACACCAGCATTAATAGTATTGATATTGTTAGTTCCAGAACCACAAGCAAAAGCGTCATTAGGGGATGAAGCAGTAAAAGGCAAATTATTTACAATTATTGCCCCTGCTGTTGCAGCTAAAGAAGTAGAAGCTGATAATAGAAAATTAATAGTAACTTGTCTGCCAATTTTTGTGTAATTGCCAGCAGAGCTAAATGTTCCTACAACAGTTAAACCACTACCTTGGGCTGGTGTCCAAGTTCCTTCCTCATAGTCATCTAGTGTATTAGCATCTGTACTCGCTGACTGTGTGGCAGGGAATGTGATACCTGCGCCTGATGCTGATGGGGTTGCCGCACCTACTGATATTGTAGTAGCACCTTTAATTGTAGCATTTGCAACTACATTACCTGAATCATCAACTGTAAATACATTAGTTCCTCCACCTGTACCTGTTGTATTTACCGCAAACTTACCACCTGAACCTGCTGAAATACCTGCCATTGTCCAGCCCGGATATGTAGCGTGAGCATTACCATATAACGTATATCCACCTCCGAATCCAGCAGAACCAGCACCAGCTTGAAGTGTTAACGAACCTGTACCTGTAGTAGTATCATTAGGTTTATAGATTAAGCTATCATCATTGGCTGTGCTAAAACCAAGATAACCTGCACTGATTCTTTGAGTTCCTGTAAATGTCTGCGCTGCGTCTGTTCTTGCAATTGTAGCTGACGTTGTAGGGAATGTCTGCGTTGTGCTGTCAGTACCAGCAAGTGTTAAGCTATTACTTGCAGTTAATGTTTTACCATCTGCTACTGCTAATGTACTTGATGTGGCAGGTGCAGTAATCGCCATCTTGTTAATGCTAGTGGCTGTGGCAACACCTAAAACTGGCGTGACTAATGTGGGGGATGCTACTCTTGCAAATACCCCCGTACCACTACCTGTATATTCAGCATCAGTTAGGTGATATTGTTGGTCAGCAGCACCACCTTGCAAGCCACCAAGTTGGTTATGTAATACCGCTAATGGTGAAGCAATATGCGTGTTTCTTAATGTGCCATTATAAGTAGTGGTTACTGTACGAACACCCGTAGAGGTTGCAAAAGTAATCGCACCTAACTTAGTCAATACCGATATAGTAAACGCAGGTTGTACTGAAATAATATCGTACTGCGTAATACTAGTCGTTAGATTAGGCGATGCACCCCCTGCAAATAATAACTTCCAGACTGTACCTGCTACCGCTGACTCATTGACATAAGTAGTTAAGGTAGAAATCGTCACCACGGTATCTGATGTTCTAGCTGTAATTTGGTACAGACCTTGTGGGGTTTGTAAGTATGATGCTAGGGTATTAGTCGCTGACGCAACAATCTCGGTTGTTGCAAACGGTGTCCCTGCTGATGCTGTCGCTGTTCTTGATGTACCTGTACCTGTCGTAGTGACTGTGCCTGTTACGAACGGTAAGGCAGCGTACATCTGACGCTTAACGGTAGTCTGTACACCACCTATTGAACTTACACTAGCGAATACTGTAAAGTCCCATGTACCTGCATCAAGCGTTGTTCTACCTAGTGCAGTAGATAACCATGCCGTACCTGCCACCGTACCGTTGATGGTCGTTGTTGTAGTAGTCTGTTCTGCTGTCGTAATGGGTGTAGCTGATAGTGTAAAGATAGCTAAAGCACTATTCGTGCCTGATGCTGTAATCTGTGGAGTAGCATTGTAATACTCAATACCATATCCTGCGCTAATAGATGAAGCCGCACCATTTACCCATTCAGCACCGTTATATTTTAATATTTGGTCAACTACTGGTGTAGCAATAACTACATCAGTAAGCGAATCAAGTGCTGAGTTCATCGTTGTAGCGTTACCAACAGAAGTTATTGCACCCGTTAAGTTAGCATTAGTTGTAACTGTATCAGCATTGCCTGTAAGGTTACCCACAACACCACCACTAGCTGTAAGAACACCAGTAAATGTATTAGCTTCATCTAACTTAGGAAAGTCATCAAGACTAGCACGAACTAAGCGAAGAGATACTGTGTCCCCTGCAGCAAAGGCAGTACCAGTTGTACCATCCTGTCCTCTAGTTATAGTCCAAGTTGTACCTGTAGTAACTGTTACCTTTACAATTTCAATTACTAGATTAGTAGCAACGTCAGTAAGAGTACAGTAGAAGTAATCCGTTCCAACTAGAACTGGAAAAGAACTAGCAGATGTAACACTCATAGACGTAGCTATAGCTGTTAAACTAGATGCTAAAGTAGTGTTAGCATTATTTGCAAATTTCATTTTAGCCATTACTTATTCCTAAACTGTAACAACTTCAACAATATCACCTAGATTTAAACCAGTTAAAAATGTTATTGACGTTGTTGACGTTTCTAAATAGTTTAAACTAACTATTTGTTTACTACCATTTACAAAAACAAATAAAGTATTTAAACCTATATCATATGAAAAACTAAGACTAAAAACAGTTTGTCCTGCAGTAGCTGTAAAGTATTGTTGAGAATTAC